CTGCTTTAATACCAAGACGAGCTACAGCGGACATGAAGTCCTGCCTGAGTACATCAAATGTGGTTTTGCCGTGACCCCAGACCCTCATCAAACAATCATTAACATTGTCCACGAAAGCTAATATGTCATCTGATGACTTTTTAATGTAGGTCACTGTCTTGGCTATCGATGCCATTCTGACCAGTGGGTAATACCTAATACCAGGAATCACGGAGTCATCAATTCTTGTCGTGCAACTGAGAAACTCCAATTGTTGAACTGGCTTCAGTTTTTCATCAAGCTCATCCCCTTTATTGATGGGGGTGTAGCCCATGCCATGCATCGACAAAAACTTCCCAAAATTCAGGGCGTTGAAGTGTTTAGACACATTAGGCGATGGGACGATCACATGATCATCTCCATACCCTTTCACTCGGACGTTATTCTTGTAACCACGGAGGCCCCCTACCTGGTCGAAGACTTCCTTATTTGCATCATTCACTGTCCTATGTACGTCCAAGTAAAACATGCGAATAAGTGTCAAACACCATATTGTGTTAACGATTGTTGTCAAAACGCCTCCGGATGGGTTGCCATGATGTGACGAGTAAACGTGTCTACCAACAACATCGCAGCTATTCATCATATCCGATAGTATAATCCACCTAACATAAGAGTCTTTGATGTCATAATCGCCACCCATTGAATACCATTTCTCGACGGATTTCCAAAATTCAAAAACGAACTCTGTGGTCATGCTAGTGTCAAACGCTTTAAAGTCCCCATCGAATCCTCGATTTCCGTGCGCTGTCAGGCGTTTGATCATAGTGTCCCATTCAGGTGAAAACACGTTCATACCCACAGCGCTCTCCGTTTCGTCGTATGCACCATAGAACAGAGACATAAAATCACCAAAGTATTTTCTACTGATAAGTGTTAAGTCTAATGGGCTGCCCTGAATTATCCTGGATCTACATGGGTTAATCTTAGACTGACTAACTAATTCATCCTTGATGGCAGGTGTCCATATGAACAGTGGCCTTTTGCCTTGCCTCATCATGCTCTCCTTCTCATCAATCAAGTCCATGAGGGCTGTGTTGGTCAGCACATACTGC